TTCGATTTATAGGTGGCGCCACCATCGGCATTACGCACCAGCGAGCCATTGCCCCATGCCTGCGAGTCGCCCGCCTTGGTGCGGCCCCAGTAATCGTTCCAGTCCTTCGACATCTGGCTTGTTACCAAACCCGCCATACTCACCCCCTATAAACGCAAAAAGCCCGGATTTCTCCGGGCCATTCCTATAACCTCATTGTAGCAAAAAGGCCGCCAATTATTTTTAGCGAACGCCGCCGCTAATCACTTGCCACCACCCTGCCGTGCCGCATCCACAAATGCTGCGGGGTGATACGGTGTAACGCTTGCGGCATGAACCACGGTTCGCCCGCAACCTGCGCCGCCCACGGTATCAACTCTGAACACCACCATGCATCATCCTCTTGCCAGTCACGATGCAGCCCAAGCCCCAGCGCGCCGGTCATGTCGTAGGGCTTGCCGATCTGACTGCGAGCAGCGGCAACCATGGCGGATGGGTTGGCGTGAGGATATTCGACAATGGCCCAGTGGCTGGCGTGTGCAATGGCAGCATCCAGGCTGGCTTCGCGCACGCCATGTTTTGCGACGGCCTCAACGATTCGCTGACCGTCGATCTGCGCCACATGGCTGAACTCGCCCCAAGTGGCCAAGCGAATGGCGGCGCTGCTGATGCTGTGGTTGCGGGTGTAAAGCAACTGGATCATAAATCCTCCGCCGCGATAAACAGCGCATCCAGTCCAGCCGCATCCAGGCCGATTGCCGTCGCCAGAACGATCAGCGTTGGCCGGTTGCGTTCAAAATCTTGCGATTTGTCCCACTCCGCCTGCACCATCGCCCGCTGTACCGGGTCGGCTATCGCATCGATGGCCGGCTGCACCAGATGCAGCTTATTGACGGATATCAGCGCCTGCACCGCCTGACGGGCAGTGACTTTTTCCGGCACGCGCCGCACGATCTGGCTGCCGTCGTAGCGATATCGATGCGCCTGGTTGATGTCAAAACCTTCCGGCACGTCCACCAGCATATCCGTCGTCGGGAAGTCGTCGCCGACCATTGCCGCGATTTTGTCGCCTTGTATAACGAGTTTCATGTCATCCCCTTAAATATCGCAGCGCAGAACGCCAAAGTAAGATTGGGTTACGTTTCCGGAATCTGACGTGAACGAATACGTAGATGTGATCGGGATTGCGCAGTTTACGTCTTTCCCAAGCACATTTGGCGTTGTTCCGGATGCAACAGTTGCCGATACGGCCGACCCACTGCGCTTCGTTGACATGGTGTAGTTGTAAGAAACTGACGTACTTTGGTGACTGACACCAAGCACGATATTGGCACTACCTGACATATGTGCGGCGAGTGAAACGGCGCTGACGCCATTTGCGGTGTTAGTGACGACCGAGTATTTGCTCGCAGCCCGCATAACTGCCATTGCTGCCGGCGATACCGCGATGGCACTCAGCGCCGGATCGTTGTTGAACAGCGCCATCTTCGCGTTGACGCTCTCGACACATTCGGCCAAAAACAGCGATAGATAGCGGTGCGCCATTATCTCGCCCCACGCTGCCGCCGATCCGGCCAGCGCGTCCATAGCATTACGCGAGTTGGCGATGCGGTCGTACAGCGATTTGACCGACAGCAACTGGCTGATTTCATCTTTGCGCGCCTGCGAGCCGGCAACCTGCGCTTCCAATTGCGCCGCGTTGAGCGTGCCGTTTTCGATGGCAGCCAGCGTGCGCAGTGCTTTAATCATGGACATGGGTGTTTCCCTTTACTTGTTGATTACCGTGATTTGCCAGTCGCCCGCGCCAAATCCGGCCGAACCCGATGCCGCGCCATTCCCGACGTAAACGGTCACGATATCTGCTGCGGTGACACGAACGAACGATGACACAGCCGGGTGCGTAGGATCTGACGGCGGCGTGGCAATAACCGACGCGCCCACCACGGCCCCCGCTACAGTTACGGTAAATGTGGTGCTGGCGCCGGCAGCCAAACTGAACGACGACTGCGCAAACGTGGCGCGGAACATCTTGCTGGTAAACGACTCGGCCGCAGTCAGTCGTGTATCCACCGAATCAATGCGGGCCTCTTGATAATCCTCTGCGAGCAACGTATACGCATCAACCACGTCCCAGCTTGGGCAAATCAGCAGCCAATAGCCGCTTGCCGTCTGGAATGCGGTTTCATCATCGTCCGGGCCTTCATCTGCGCCGGCCATGTACTGAAACACACCAAGCCCATCCACCAGTGCCAGCGAATCCAGCATAGCGCCAGTCGCGGCGCGCAAGTCGGCGCGGTTGCCGTATGCCACCATCCATACGACTTTCCCCCAATAGCGTGCGCTGCCGTCAGTCAGTAGCGCATACCCGGCCTTGCCGGCCATCGACGGAAACAAGTTGTCTTTCGCCGTCCACTGGATGCCAGAGCCGTCATTGCTCATGATCTTCCCTGCATCGCCCGGCCCAACCGAAATAACACCGGTCAGTGCCAGTGTCTGCACCCAGCGCCGGTTAGCCACATCCATATCGGCAACCGGATCAGGCACGTTGTTGGTTGCCGTGGCATTGCCGCTGGCATCGAAAAACAGCAGCTTGTTGGCGCGCCCCGCCGCATTCGGCAGTGTCAGCGTGTTGCTGTCAGGCACCTGGATGGCCTTGGCTTCGACGCTGGCAAAGCCGCTCTGGATCGCGTTCAGCTCGTCATCGAAATCCTGCGAGCGCACAATGGCGCCGGCCATGAAATCAAACAGTCGGGTGTAAAAGCTCATCGCTGCAGCCCCCATACATCAAAATGCACATGCCCCGTTGCCAGGGTAAACGGATGATCCGTGGCGGAAGTGTGATTCATCAGAAAACCGATGCTGGTGCCGACGCCGCTGATATTGATCGTGGCCTGGCCAATGGTGCCGGCATCGAACACAAACGCATCCCACGCCGACACATCCAGCAAGCCACCGCCACCACTCGCCCACATATCCACATCCAGCAGCCCGGTCGAGCCGCCGAAATCACCATAATCAAAGTCTGGCTGCACCTTGACGGTAACCGGTGCCTGCGAAGACAACTCCAGCACAAAGCGCCGGAAGCGCTTTTTACGGGTAGGAGATTTGAGCGAGTTGAACGCCAGCCGCAAGATCGACAGAATCGCCGCGCCATCAAACGACGTACCAGCATCAAGCTGGTACACATAGCCATCACTGCCGCCGGCAAACAACACTTCATCGCCGCCGGCATCTTCGCCCACGCACGCGCAGACAAACGTCTTGTCATAGTGGATCTGGCCCCAGCCCAGCAACGACGATCCGGCAAATGTCGCCACCAGCACCCGACCATCGCTGCAGAACATGCGGTAGGTGCCGCTTTTCTTGCTGGCCAGGGCAAAGGCCGGATCAATGCTGTCGGTCAGCGAGCGGATTTTGTCCGACACTGCCACCGAGGCGAAGTCGCCATAGACCTGCGCCGCCTGCAGATAGGTCGCGCCGGGCCGATCCCACGCCAGCACATCGCCACCAATCACCCGCGCACAGTCATCGAACGCACCGCCATCGCGGGTAAACGGTCGCAGCACCCAGCTATCCGCGCCGGTATTGGCCGAGCCAGACAGCATGTGAATACTGTTTCTGGCATAGGTCACCAGCACATCTTTATGGCTGACGATATTGGTGATTTCGTCGCCCAGCCCCAGCTCGCTTGCGCCAGTGCGCGGCGTCCAAGTGCCGGTAGGGTCACCCAGCGGCGAGTTTTGCAGCGAGCCGTTGGCAAACCCCAGCCAGAGATAGTTCTTGTGCGCTTCGATAAACTTGGGCGTATCCGTCGCCATACCGGTGGTGATGTCCGTCCAGGTAGTGCCGTTCCACTGAAACGCCTTATGCGTACCAGAAACGCCGTACATCATCGCGCTCGAAGCCGAACCCTTGAAGTTGTTATTCACAAAGCGATACTTGCCGTTCGGCGCCAGCCCGGTTTTCTTGCTGACCCAGCCGGCGCCGCTCGACTCCCACATCACGCACGCCGCCCCGCCAACCGCGTTGCGGAACGCATACACCTTGCCGTTGTAGAGCCACACGCCGCGAATCGGCCCCTCGCCCGGCACCGCCGCAATCAGCGCCCGGCGTGCGGCAATGTCCGCCGCATCAGATCCGGCAGACGGCGCCGGCCGGCCATCAAACCGTTCATACCCAGCAATGCGCCGATAACCGCCAGACGGCGCACAGACAAAGTTTTCGCAGTAGATGGCCTCGCCAGGATTAACCGTGCTCGGTGATCCGGTCAGATTCATGCCGCCGCCCAGCGCAAACGAAACAACCTGGCTCATGCTAGTGGCGCTCCAAATCCGATTTGTGGCAGATAGCGCTGTGTCAGCAATGAAAACGCCGCCTGATACTTGGCCTGCGCATCGCCGTACACATCGGCAGCGCCTTCATGCGCGGCATAGAACATCAGCGCCCGCCACACGATCACCCACTGTTCTTCTTCAGTCAGGCTCGGCGTGTCAGCGTTGTTCGCCAGCTGTTCCGCCGTCATGTAATACGCCAGCCTGACTTTGTAAGCCTGATCCGGCAGCGTATCGAAGCGCAACTTGGTAGGCAGCATGGCGGTAACCTTCGACGGCCGGGCCGATACCACCTCAGACAAGCCATAACGCTCGCGGAACGTCTGCCAGCCAATCCAGCGCAACCGGCCAATGTCAGAGCCATCCGGCAGCATGCTGGCGGCAAATGCCTGGTCAAACTCGCGCACATCCGTCAGGCCAAGATCCGCCACCACCTCGTAATCGCGCTTGCCAACTGTCAACGACACATCTTGTTCGGTAAGCAAAAACGACCACTTGCGCGCCGACTGGATCTCGATCCATGCCGCAGCGATCCAGTTGGCCAGCTTCTGCGGCATGCCGGTGGTGCCGGTCACCGACGACGGCGCCGATCCAGCCAGCCCCGCCTCTCGGTGTAGTGCTTGCAGTAGTTGCAGATAGGTCATGGTTTATGGCTGGGTGCTGAGTGTGCCAACGGTGTGCAACGCGGCAAAATTGGTATCGGTCACCCCCGCATCGGCATCGAGCTTGGCCAGCAGCGCATTGTGCTTGCTGCGCAACGCCTCCAGATCGGCCTGCACCGAAGCCAGCATATTGCGAATTTCGGTGTTTTCTTTGGTGGCGCGGGCGTTGCCCAAACGGTCTTTGATCGATGGCATGATGATCCTTTCAAAAAACTACATGGAACGGTTGCGGCCAAAACGAGTCTGGCCAGAGGAATTGCGTTCGGCGCCGGTAATCTGGTTGCCTGGCGATCGATTGACGCTGACGGACACGCCGCGCACGCTAACCGTAATCAGGCCGTGCAACGTGCGCACTACAGTCGGGGTGCGGCCGGTCAATCGCAAGCCACCCGCGCCTGCGGCAATCGATTGATTGGCGGTGCGAACAACGGTCGGCACGTGGCCGCTCAATACCAGGTGCGCGCCGCTGGCAGCAACAAACGTCACCACCACTTGAGAAACACCAGGCTGCTTGCCGGTGAGCGTCAGCGCACCCTTGGCCGGCGCCACGTATTGCGTGATGGGTTGCGATACAGAAGGCGTGCGGCCGGTGAGCGTGATATGCCCGGTAGACGCGGCAACGCTCTGGTTAGCTGACTGCGTGACAGTCGGCAGCTTCCCGGTCAACGTCAGATGTCCGGCGCTCGGCGCAACCGCTTGGCTTGCGCCCTGGCTAACCGATGGCTGCTTGCCAGAAAGTGTTACGTGGCCAGCAGCAGCGGCTACAGATTGATTGGCCGTCTGGCTTACAGTTGGCTGCTTGCCGGTAAGCAGCAAATGCCCGGCGCCTGCGGCAACCGTCGTGCCGCTGGCAGGGGCGGCAACTGCTGCCCGCCTTGCCACGAAAATCTGCCATGGATTGCTTGTGATGCTGGCGATTTCAGCCGGCGATAACACTCGGTTCCAGGCATAGGCAAACAGAAAGTCTGATGCCGTGCCGCCAGATTGGATGCGCGTGAATCGTCCGTTATTGCTATTCGGGGAGAACGCGGCATTGCCGCCGGATACTGTCCGGTTGAGTTTCCCGTCAGCCCATAACTGGACAGCAGCGCCATCCCAGCTAAAGCCAAACGTGTGAAACGATTGCTCAGAGTTGGTGCCGAGCGCGCCGCTGAACGAATCGGCGCGATAGTTATTGTTGTTCGCGCCGCAGTTAAACCCGTTGCTGGCGTTGTTCTGGTCGTCGTACAGCAGATAAACGCCGTCGCCGGTACTGGAATCCTCACGACTGCCGAACGCGCGCCAGTTGGCGGTATTGTTATTGCCGCGCATGCACACCAGCAGCGTGCCTGGGCCAGTTACCTTGTCTAACCCGGTCGAACCAGCCGGCCAGCGGATCTGGCCAGAGCTTGCCGCCGGCTTGGCGTAAAGCCCCGCGCTATCGATGCCACTGGTAGCGCCGGTTATGGTCGGCAGCCGACCCGAAACGAAGTCAATAAACCCCGTGCCAGGTGCGCCGATTGTGGCAAATATCAGCCCTTGGCAGATCGGGCTGCCGCCCAGCCTAGCGCCCTGTTGCGGCTGCAGAATCGCTGGAGCCAGCGGCATTACGTCAGATCGCGGTAGGTAACTGCGCCGGCCGTGTAGGTGCCGCCGCCGTCGTTTTTAACGACAAGTTTCCAATGGTTTGGCACAGAGCCACCGCAAGCCGCCGCCACGCTAAATTCCCGCGAGCGGTATGATCCGCCGGTTGTCGGAGTGAGCAACACCCCCAACGGAATCATGTTGACATCGTTCGCGCTGTCACTGAAGTTCGTGCCATCCGTAGACGTGATCAAGTACAACAATGCCCGCGTGTTGTTAGACGTGGTGCCGACAGTCACTGCCAGTTCCACCAGCACATCCGCCGGCTTATTGCCGGTCGCATCATAGGCGTTAGATGTGGCGCTGCTGCCGCTCGTCAGCGAAGACAGGCCGGTTACGGTGAGCGTTAGCTGCGCACTATACGTTGACATGGATTGCCTTTCTCACGTCGTCCTCTGTGACTCGTACCCCGGCACCAAAAAGCACTTCGCCGCGACTGGCCGGCTGCAGCGAGATGGCGAGTAATGCGCTCGACTCCTGCTCGGTAAATACAGCCGGCGTCATTGCCGCAATCAGCATCCGCGTGGATTCATCCCCAAAATCCATGCCGTCGTCGGAATAGATCATTTCCTTTGCATCAAACAACACCTGATCCGACTCGGCGCCGGCCCGGATCTTTCCGAGAATGGATGGCGCCATGGCAGGGCCAACCCCCGCATTGGTATACAGGCCGCGAAACGACATCCACTTAGTTTTCGCCATCTTGTAATCGGCGCGATTCATCATGTCAGCCACATAGCCAGGCGCTTCGACCAGATAGGCTGCGTACCCAAGCCCAAGCGGATCGCCTTGAACCTCTGCTTTTAGTTTCACCAGATCCATGGCCGCCCCTTATGTCGCATCGAACCAGCCGCCAGCCGGAACGGTCAGCGTCAGCGTATTGCCGGTGGTGGTGGCAGGAATATCTGCCGGCGTTGAATCACCGACAAAGTAGCCAATGACCGGATTGGTCAGACCCCACAAAGTCCCGCTGATATAGAAGACCGCATAGCGAAACGCGGCGATATTGCCGCCGGCAGCCGTCCATGATGGGTTTGCGCTGCTGAACTTGTAGCCGCCACTGATGGCTGTTTTAGCCATCGAAGTCAGCGCCTGGCCGCCTGCCGTGTAGCCATTGACTGCGCTGATTTCATTTGCGGACATATCGGCAAACACGCTGTTGCCTGTCACAGAAGAATCAGGCGTCCAGGCAGACGAAATCAGCGCAACTTTTACCGTTGCGCCAAGAATGGCGTTGATGTTGATATCCGCTTTGTTCTTAGAAAACAGCGTGAGCGTACCTGCAGCCATATCCGATACCCCCTATCAGCAACCCTGCAACTGAATCGCCCGCGCCCAATCACGGCCACGCGGATCTGCGTCATACGTGATCTGGAATGGGTAATCAGAGCCGATGGTTTCGCGGATCGACGTTGCCGCCTCGGATTCGCGGTCGTTGCTGTTCACCGTGGCGAACTTGTGCGATTGCGAGCGCAGCAGGCGTTCCACGAAATAGCGCGGCACCTCGATGGTTTCGCCACGCGGCAGCCATGCCTGCACGCCATTGACGCCGACCGGCACCATTGGCGGCGCGTTCTTGTCCTGGGTGGTGTGAATCTCGATTTCCACGTACTGCGCCATGAACGCCTCGTAATCGGCATTCGAATCGAAGATCGACACAATCTGGATATCCGGCGTTTCCGTCGCGTTCAGCGTGTTGATACCGTCGATCCGGCGCACGCTGCGGCGCTGCACTGCCATGTCGTCGGTGGACAAAGGGAGTTGTTTGCTTGCCATGTTCTTTTCCAATAAAAAAGGCCCGCCGAAGCGAGCCTTTTTGTTGCGGGAGGATTACTGCTTACACAGCGGCCGGGCGTTCCGGAAGCGTGGCGATGTTGTATGGCGTGCTGGTCATACCGGTGGCGTTCCAGTTGGAACTGCCAGGCGTCCAGGTGCCGACCACGGTACTGGCCGCGCGGTGCGTCGAATAACCAAACGGGGTCAACGTATCGGGGATCACCGGGAACTGTGCCGGCTCGGTGATGTTGCCAGCGGCATCCACCTTGCCAGTGCCGCCTTGCAGCACCTTGACTACGCCAGACGCATCCACGCACCACACCAGCACCGTACATTGACCCGCGACAATACCGGTCAGCGCATTACCGGTGCGGCCGTCAGTGGTAGGCGTAGCGGTGGCGCCAATCGTGCCTTTTGCTGCGACAACGCCTTTATTGGCGAAGTTGAACGCGGTCGATGTGCTGTAGGTGGTTGCGCCACCAGTCAGCGTCAGACCCGCCGGGCCAAACGCCATCGAAACGCCAAAAATCTGGTTCAGAGTATCCATCATGTTCCTTTCGGATTAGACGCCAGCGGCAGCATCAGCTGCGGCAGTGTCGGTTTCAGGTTCAACGGTCGCGGCCTGCGGCACATCCAGCACCACGCCAGCCGGCGCAGAGTCAGTGCCATCGGGGTGAAATACCCGCAGATTCACGCTGCCATCATCATTAACAGCAGTCACAATGGCCGCGCAGCCGTTGTGCAGTACCGAATCATTCACTTTCATGTTTGTCCTCTCATGCAGGGCCGGCGAACCGGCCCCGTCAGTCATTACAGAGCGGTCACGCCCACCTCAACCACAGCCATCTGCAGGTCATTCAGACGCACAGCGGTGTAGTAGGTAGACGCCGAGATAACGCCACGCTGGCCCAGCGGGTCATCCTTGGTCTTCTGATTGGCAGGCTGGTGGCCCACGCTCAGCGAGCTTTTACCGCGCAGTGCCACGTCGCCATAACTTTCCTGCGACAGCACAATCATCGGGTAAACATCGACGTTGGCAGCGCCTACGCTAACCAGGCCAGTTGCGCCAACTGCACCGCCGGCAGCCAGGTATGTCGGCATGTGCGGCGTGCAGATAAAGCGGTACTGCTCCCACGAACCCAGCTCGTTTTCGTGGATTGCCTGGCGCTGGCCGTATTCCGACACGTGCTTGAAGCCTGGCAGCTCGGTGCGCAAATCCGCTTCGCAATCCGAGTGGCACAGCACCACATACGCCGCTTCAATCGGGTAGGTGTTGACCTTGGGCGATGCGTCCAGCACGCTGGTAATGCGACGTGCCAAGTTGGTGTTCAGCGAGCGCGCCACCTTGCGCAGCAGGTTCGGGGTGATCTTGCTGACAATCGACGCACGCGACAGCACACCGCCGGCATAGAAGGCGTTAGGGCAAGCACGCAGCACGCCCAGGCGCATCAGCTCTTGCACCAGGCCCATGCGCTCGCCGGTCAGCTGGATGATTTCGCTCGGGACATCATCCTCGTACAGATCCGCCACGCGGTTGGTGTAGCGATACACCACGCCGATTTCCTGCAGCGTTGCCTGGATATCCTGCGGCTTGATGGTTTCCGCAGTCGGGGTCACACCTTCTTGGATAGTGTGCTTGACCGGATCAACGCTCCAGATGTTCGGGCTGGATGCAGTCGCGCCCGCCGGCAGCCAGCGGCGCAGAATGATGGTGTCGCCGGATTGCTTCGGGATTTCCTTCTTCACGCCGAAGCGGCCCGATACTTCCTGCGGAATCGCATGCGCCAGGATCTGGCCTTTGTACTTGCCAATTCGCTGGGCTTCGGTGTTATAGCTCTGAGTTGCCATGTCCTATTTCCTTTCGTTATCTATTGCGCACGCCACGCACCGACGAGAATCCCGCTTCAAAGGCGGCATCCTCATCCACTTCACGGCGCACACCGCCGGCCTTGGCGCCACCTTGCGGCGTCACGGCATTGCGGGCGGCAGCGTCACGGCGCGATTGCACCGATGCGGCCTGCTGTTGTTGTTGCTTGTGTTCGGCAAAGCGATCCAGATAGCGGATCACCTTGGATGCGCGCTTGGTGGTCATAAACTCCTGCAGCTCATGCTGCGGCAGGGTTTTCAGCCACACCTGGCCTTGCTCAGTCCTCAATGATTCGCTCCATCCCTGGTGCGCTTCCTCGATTTCCTCAAAGGCTTCCGCCTCACGCTTCTGCTCTAGCTCGGCACGAACCTGCTCATGCACCTTGCTGGCCAACTCATCCGGATTGATCTGCGTCTGGCCGCCCATCAAATTCGGCAGTTGCTCAGCCATCGCCTCGGCAATCTCAGGGAATTCCTCCTGCATGCGCTTCCACTTCTCGCCGGTCAGTCCTTGCGGGGCTGGCGCCTGGTCGCTCGCCGGTTTCGGCGTCGAAGCGAGTTGCTTAACGTGTGACTGCAGGCCGCCTAAGCTGCCCTCAATGCGATTGACGCGATTGGCAACCTGCTTGAGCCGGTCAAGCTCAGCCAGTGCCTCGCGCACTTTCGGGTGCAAACCTTCCAGCGGGTCGGCTTCTGGTTCGGGCTGCTGCTCGACCGGTGGCGCCTCATCTGCCGGGGTTTCATCAGTGCTGATTTCGTCGCCGTCACCATCAGCCGCGTTGACTGGCTCGGAACGCTCAGAAGCAGGATCAACGCCCTGCACCGAAGCAAAACCGGCTTCAAACGCCGCGTCATCGTCAACAGCATCGATTTCATGCGCTTGGTTCGTGTCGCTCATTTCGTTCGTCCATAAAAAAACCCGCCTCATTGGGCGGGTCTGTTGTGGGTGCAGCTCGACGGTTTACCGTTCGGGCCGCTCCAGGTGCGAGCCTACCCGATTGGGCAGGTTCAGCAATTCTTTCAGCGCCGAGATACGGCCGCGCAGATTGGCGGTTTTCTCGGCATCCTGATTCGTATCATTCTGCTGGCGAGCCATGGCCAGCTGCGTTTCCAGATGATCGGAAAGACGCTGCCAGGTTTGGTTTTTGAAATCTTCTTGGACTAGCATGTGCTGCTCCAGAAACGAAAAACCCGCCGAAACAGGTTTTATTGACAATGTAATTACTGTTACAACAGGCCAGAGAGAATCAACTCCGAATAGACCCTAGCCTCTTGCGACACGTCGCTAGATCCAGATGCCTGGAACCCATCAATCCCCGTGCTTGCATATCGCGCATCCAGCGCAGAGATATGGCGGGTTAGCTCATACGCTGCCGCATAGTCACGATCCAGCATTACCAGACAGCCAGCAGCATACATCTGCGTCGATTCACGACCGCGACGATACTGGAGATTAGCGCGCCATTCATCGATGGCGCCCTCCTGCAGTGCCACCTCGCGGATGTAACTGCAGAGCGAGCCCGTTGGCAGGGCTGTGCTAGGCAACAGGTATTTCGCCCGCGCCAGTTCAAACGTTTGATATGCGTAGTAGTGGAAACTCG